TGATCTTAGCAAAGTAACAGCTTATTGCTACAAGTTTAACGGGCATACCCTTTATATCTTAACGTTGCACAACACAAACAAAACGCTTGTGTTCGACATAGACGAGAAGATGTGGTACACATGGACACAGTACGCTATTGCTTCTAGTGACCAACCTAATCCCGGTACGTACTACGAATCGTATTTCCGTCCTAGCTATTATGCAGAGTTGACTGGCTCTAGTAGTTCTAATGCTTACGTGCTAGATGATGACACAGCTAAGCTGTATTACTTTGATGTTGGTACATACCAAGATGACTCTAAACCTATCTACTGCCGTACTATCACAGACATTATGGACAACGGAACTACTAAACGTAAGTTTTATGGAAGATTAGAAATCGTTGGTGACAAGGTTGCTGGGACTATGCAAATACGTCATAGTGGTGATGACTATAAAACATGGTCTAACTACAGGACTGTAGACCTTAATGCTTCTCGTTCTCAGTTGTACATGGGTGGTGCTGATCGTCGTAGAGCTTGGGAGTTTTTGTGTACTAGTAACGTTCCTCTGCGCTTAGACGGAGCTGAAGTAGACTTTAGAATTGGTGAGATGGATCAAGAACAAAGTGTTGGTGGTGGAAGGTATCGCAAATGACAGACCTTGTTATTAATAACAGCCCTGACAAAGTAAAGTTTCGTGAGAACATTCTTACTGCTCAAGAGGGCCTAATGAAAATGATTGCAGAAGGAGTTGCTAAAGACGCACTACCTGACTGCAAATTGACTCATTACTATGCGCCTATAGACGAGAAGTATGGATGCGGTACTTACGCTAGACAAATGTTTATTCCCAAAGGTACGTTAATCATAGGTAAAATACACAGACATCAACACCTAAACTTTATCATGCAAGGTAAAGTGTCTGTGTCTACAGAGTTTGGGCCAAAGTATTTTGAAGCTCCCTGTATTTTTGTATCTGAGGTAGGTCTTAAACGAGCTGTTATTGCTGAAGAAGATACCATCTGGGTCACAGTACATCTCACAAAACATCTAGGTGAAGAGAATCTAGACAAGATGGAAGAAGAAGTTATTGCTCCATCGTATCAAGAACTTGGTTTAATAGACTCAACTAAAGAATTACTTACGGAGAATTAATATGACGTTTGCCGTTGTTGCACCTTATATAACTGTTGCTGCTGGAGTTAACTCACTTACTGGTGGGGGCATTACTAAAGCCTTGGGTTTTGGTAGTTCATCTCCTAGTGGTCAACAAGTAACACAAGCTGCTGATCCGTTTTCTCCGTATCGTGCAGATATGGCTAAACAATATGCGGCTATGAATAAACCCGGAGGTACTACTGATATAAACAGTATGCCGGGGTTTACACAATTTAATACGGGTGTTATGCAACCTGCTTTGCAAGCATCTCAAAGAGCTGCTGCGGCTACTGGCAACTTGTATTCGGGTGGTCAATCTGCTGCTCTTCAAAACCAAGCTCAAAAAGGTTACTACGGATTTATGACCGACTACATGAATCGACTAGCTCAAGGTTCTGGTGCTACTAATAACCCAGCTACTGCGGTTGGCATGGGTGTCAATCAAGGCAACCTTAACAACGCAGGAGTCATGCAAGGTCTTGGAGGTTTGGCTACAGGACTTTCTGGGCTTGCTGGAATGTATGGAAATTCTGGTGCTGCTAATTACAACTCTTATTCTCCAAGTTGGATTCAGGCAGCATCACAAGAAATGCCTAGTCTACAGATAAGTCCACAGCAATTACTAGACCCACAATTTATTGCTGGTTTTGGAGGAGGTTAATATATGGCATACCTAATGTCCGACGTAGCAGCAGGTAGTAGTGCTGCTTTGCAATTGCAGCAAAACATGGCTGCTGCTCCCAATGTTCAGCAAGTTGAAGCTAACAGGATGGAGGAAGCTAACCTTAAGCTCCAACAAGATCGTCTTAAAGCTCAATATGCTCCTCAAGAAGCTGCTATTAAACTTCAACAGGATGAAGCTGCGCTTGCAAAATCAAAGCTTGATGCGGTTATATCACAAGCTAAAATTCAAAAATCTGAAGAAATATCTAAGCTTGAAAAAACTTTTGCAGCAGATCCTGAAAATCAAAAATTAAATACAACTGAATACGCCACTAAACTTGCTAAAGCAATGTTTGCTGTTGACCCAGACAAAGCTGACAAGATGATGAAATTTGCATCTGAAGCTGAAGTTAAAGATGCGTTAGCTGCTTCTAAAAAATCAGACAATGATTTTAAACAAATAGGTTCTGCTTATGCTGCGTTGTCAGGAATGAAGACGCCACAAGAATTTGAGTCTATGCTTGAAAGACTTTCTCCAGAACAAAAAGACCTTATTGAAAAACAAATACCCGGATTTTTACAAGAAAAAAATCCTACTGTTCAAAAATCTCAACTTGAAAACTCGTTGCTTTATCATAGCTCTGCTACGTTGCAGTTTAAGTTAACGCACGATGAAAACATGCGTAGGATGCAAGTTGAATCAGCAGAAGCCATTGCTAAAGAACAAATTCATTCTAGAGAACGTTTGCGACAATCAGCTCTTAGTCATAGAGAAGACCCAGAAACTAAAGCTAATAACAAAGCCAATACCATGTATACCACAGGTAAAGGTGAAATTGATCGCAAGTATTCTCGTTTAGAAGACAAGGGCGAACAAGAACTTCGGGATGCCAAACAAGAGTTGCGAGACAACCAAAATTATCCCAGTAAAAAATTAGCTGCTCAACAACGTGTTAAAGAAGCTAATGATTACCTCAATAAAATAAGTAAAGAGCGTAGTGATGAGTACTATTCTCTTGCTAGGCGATTGCCTAAGAGTGAAACTCGTGATGAGATTTTGTCTGGGTGGGATGCTGCTAAACAACCTAATGAGCCTGCTGCTAAAAAAGAACCTGATAATCGTAGTGACAAAGGCGATAGCAAAGTTAAACCTGCTGCTACTAGTAACAAACCTGCTACTAAACTAAGTGATAAAGAAATTGATTCTGCTATAAGTGCTGCCAACAAAGCCATTTCCCAAGGAGCTGATCCTAATAAAGTTAAAGCTCGTCTTAAAGAAGCAGGCATTTCGATTAAGGAATAATAGAGTATGGCTAACGTCTCATTTGATGACTTGATTCCTAAACAACAAAATACACCAGCTTCTCCTCAAGGAGCTGGTATTTCTTTTGACGATCTTGTTCCTAAAACTGTTGAAAATAAACCTGAAGCTCCGTTTTTGTCTCGACAATTCTTTGAAGAAGGAATGTTGGGTCGTGTTGCTAAAGGCGTGGGTGAACGTACAGCTAGTTTTGTTATGGGTCAAACACCTCAACAAAAAGCTGATATGCAACGACTGTATGGTGAAGATGAGTTTAGTAAACTTAAACAAAGTGCTGAACAAGGTTTAAGCCGAATTGTTAATGATCCACTTGGTGTAGCTACAGACATTGGTACGGCTGTTAAACAGACTGCCATAGACATGGTGAACAACCCCGGTAAAACTACCGTTGGGTTTCTTAAGAGTTTGGTTCAAGATCCTGAATTTTTGTTAATTGGTAATCTTGGTGCTGTTAATAAAGCAGGTACTCTTACAGCTAAGATGAACAAAGCTGCACAGATTTCTGCTAAGACACTAGCTTCTGGTGCTGAAGGTGCTGCACTAATGGCAGGTGGCGAATTTGCTGCTCAGACTGCTGAGACTAAACCTTACGATCCTGTAGCTATTGGTACGCAAGCTGTTGTTGGCGGAGCTTTTGGCGGTGTTATTCACGGTGCTAAAGAAGCTTACACAACTATTCGTGGCAATAAAGCTACAAATACTGCTGTTCCTAAAGCTGATGAAATAAAACCTCCCGGCCCCGATGCTACTCAAACAGAAAAAGAAGCATACGTTGAACACATCAAAGCTCGTCGTCAACGAGTTATGGAAAGTCAACCTATTGTTGAAACTGCTATTAGGAACAAAAACACCGGCGAAATTGAACGCATGGGGCCTAAACACGACGAACAACGTAAAGAAGAAACTAAAGACACCCATGAACAAGGTTTTATGGATGCTGAAGGAAACTTCTTAACTCGTGAAGAAGCTTATCAACGTGCTCTTAAAACGGGCATGTTAGACAAAACTTACGCACTAGAATTTCCTGATGACGGTTTGCATAGCGGTGATCTTCGTGCTGCTGGACATGAAGCGTTTCAACTTACTGATGAGCAAAAAGCTGGAATTTCTACAGAAAACAAAGCTCCTGTTACTCGTGAAGAACACAAAAAAGCTCTTACAAGTTTAGACAAACAAATTGATAAGTTGTCTGATGAGTTAGCAATTGCTGAATATTCAAACAACGAACCTCTTGCTAAATCACTCCACAACCAAATTAAAGAATTAGAAAAGCAATCTAATGATTTGCGCCAAACATTGCCTGCTGCTACGTTTGCAGACAAACTATTGCCCACGTGGGAAGAAATGCACGATCATTTGTGGGGAATTAAAGATGTTGGTCAAGCAATTGATTCATTAATTAAAGCTGATGTTGGAGGCAAAGGCCAGAAAATTTTGCTAAAACATTTAAGCAAATTTACTTTAGTTAAGGATGCAACTATTAGTACTCACCCCGACTTTATTGAGTACGTTAACGCATTGGGTGAAAAGAAAAAAAATGCTTCTGGTTTGTATGACAACAACATTCATCACATTACTATAGGAAAAAAGGGCAATTTACAAACGTTTTTGCATGAAGCTATACATGCAGGAACTACTAAAGCTATTTATGAAGGCAATTTAAAAGTAGTTAAATCGCTAGAAAAAATCTTAAAAGTTTATCAAGACCGCCGTGCTGATGAATTTGCTTTGTTGTTGCAAGATTTTCAACAAAAAAATCCCAATGCAACAATTAAAGAGTTGACTGAATTTAAAGAAAAGCAAGAAATTTATGCCCTAACTAATGTTTTAGAACTTGTGGCAGAATCTTTTACGGATGTAAACACTTTAGATTGGATGAAAAACACTCCTTCTAATTCTAAAAAACCACTTACAAAACTTAACAGTCTTTGGAATAGTTTTAAACAAGCTGTATACGAAGCTGTTGAAGCTAATCCAGAAACACGCAGCTCTATAGATGATGTATTGGAGCACGGTGTAGAGCTGCTCCAACGTTCTGAAGGACAGTACCGTAAAGACGGAGTAACTGGAGCAACTTCGTGGTTAAACTTTTTAAATAATCCAAATCCTGCGTTTCGTAAAGAGCAATACGAAGAAGATCCACGACGAGTCCAAGAAAAAATAGGACAAAAATCTGATTTGACAGTATCGTTTATGTATCAGCCTCCTGATTACGTAAACGTAAACGGTGAACTGAAGCTAGTTCCACCAAAAGAAATTCGTCTGACAAACAGTTATCTTAGTGTTATTGCTGAAGTTAACAAGAAGAATGGGCGAAACAAAGGGACTAAAGAAGATTTTATCAACGAAGTCCTTAACTCTAGTAAGGGTTGGGTAGGCAAAGCTACGCCTAAAGAAGTTGTTGAGCAATTCAAAAAAGATTTGGGTGAGTGGTGGGACACGCGAGAAGCTCAACGCATGTCTCACAGAATGTCTGACGGCAAAACAAAAACAACTCAAGCAGAACGCACTGCTAAAGTTGAGCAAATGTCTGGTGCTTCTAAACAGACGTTGCCTAGTACTCCTTCTGTTGAAGGGGGAGAAGCAACTACTGAACGTTTGGCTACAGAGCCTGTTCCTGTTCCAGAACAAGCAGACATTAAGTCTGTTAGGTCTTGGGAAGATCTTGTTTCTCATGGTGAGCGTGTGTTGTTTGAGCAGGGTGAAGAGGCTGCTGCAAAGTTCTTTGATGACTTTAAAGAGTTTCAAAAGACTTGGGGTAAACAACGTGAGGGCATAGACAAACTAGTAGGAGACAACCTACAAGTTAAAGCTGCTGACGAACGTCTTAATGTTCTTAGTAACAAAGAGATTAAAAAAATTATTCAGACTCCAGAACAAAACAATCTGGTACGACAACGAATTGAAACTGGAACAGTTCACTTGTTGCCAGACAACCTGCGTGCTGCTGCTGAACGTTTTAAAGCTGACCTTAAATCTTATTGGGAACGTGCTAACGCAGAAGGTGTTATTCAAGGTTACATTGAAAACTACTTTCCTCACATGCTTAATTGGGTAGGTGGCCCAGAAAACGTTGGTGCTAAACCTCCGTCTCCTACTGCTATGAAAGAGTTAATTAACTCTCTGATGGGCAAAGAAGAAAGCGATGGTGCATCTAACATTTACGGTATGGACACAGGCACTAAACGTGATTTGCGCCGTAGCTTAGAAACTATTGAAGATCTAAATAAATTTGTAGATCAACTTAACAAACGCATTCAATTTGCTTACGAAAAACGTCTTACAGAATACTACGAAGAAAAAGATCGTCTTGAAAAAGAAGGCAAATATCCGGGGTATCTTGAAGAACCTAAAGCACCATTTAAATTAGAAGTTAAAACAGACAACATTGTTGAAGCTCACAACATCTACACTCACGCTATTTCAAAAGCTATTGCCAACAAAAAGTTCATGGAAGGTATGAGAGACCTCCGTGATGCACAAGGCAATGCTCTAATGATTCCTATTGAAGATGGCAAAATGCCTCACGGTTGGAAACAAATTGACAGTCCTCAGTTGGCTGGCATGGCTATTCATCCTGACTTAGTTCCTTCTCTACAATTTTTGTTTGATGCAGGCCCCGGTCAATGGATGAAAGCAGCTTTAAATGTGTCTCAAGCTGTTAAACGTTTTAACGTTATTGGAAGTTTTTTCCATGCTAAATCGTTGTTAGAAGTTCTTAGCAGCGCCAAAACTCCTATTTGGTCTCCCTTGTACGATGGAATGATTGCTCCTTTAATTGAGCAAGGTGCTCGTATGTTTGGTAAAGAAATTAGGTTGTCTGCTATCTCTAAAGCTTTAGATGCTTATCGCACAGCAGAGTTTGGTGATAGTACAGATCGTTGGATAGGTGAAAGTGGTTTGGTACTAGAAACACCTGAAGACGTTAAAGCAGGTGTGCTTACTAATATTGGCAAAGTTGCTGACGATTTAATTGCTAAGTTTGGCCCTAGAACTCGTGTGCTAGAAAAGTCAATGACTGCCTTAGAAAAAGTTACATTAGGTGCATTTGATCATTACACATGGGATTATTTGCACACAGGTATTAAACTCCATGTTGCTGAATCTTATTTAGCTAAACAAAAAGAAAACGCTGCAAAATCTGGACAACCATTTGATGAGGTTAAAGCTCGTAAAGAAATTGCCAGTTTTATGAACAACGCTGCTGGTGGTCTTAATTGGTATCAAGCAGCTACAGAAGCTCAAACTGAATTTGGTCGTAGGATTGCTATGGCTGCATACAGTCCTCAAGGTCGTAGGGCTATGCAAACTTTGTTGTTTGCTCCCGACTGGACGTTATCTACATTGCGTTCGTTTACTTCTGCCTTGCCAGACAAAATGAACCCTACTAAATGGCAACCAGTAAAAGGCATTAAAGGAATGATAACTCCTACAACTAAAGCAGACTATGCTAGGTTGTATCAATTTAAAACTGCTTTGACGTACCTTACTGTTATCAATGCGTTTAACATGATGACAGCTAATCGTCCTGTGTGGGAAAACAAAGATCCAACTCGTATTGAGTGGCCTGATGGTACGTCTATGCAAGCTATGAAACACGCTATGGAACCGTATCATTGGATTTTTGATCCAGACAAAACACTTTCTAATAAATTAGGGTTTATACCTAAAACTTTGTGGGTTGGTTTAGCTGGTACAGAATATGCTAGTCCTCTTGCCCAAAAAATTGTTCCAGAACAATATACTGGCAATGCTAATATAGATGAGTACTTAAGTAGAGCTAAAGTTATTGCTAAAAGTTTGGCTCCATTTCAAGCTCAAGCATTTTTTAATGCTCCAGAAGGGGAAGGTACTAAACGTGCTGTATTGGGCACAATGGGCTTTCCTGTTTACGGAAAAAATGAAGATCAACGTAAAGTAGAAAAAGAAGATCGCAAATTAAGAGCACAACAAAATGCTTGGAACTACCACCAAAAAGAAATTGATGCTGGTAGAGAATCAAATACTAAAGCTCACCAACGTGAGAAAAAACGCATTGAACGTGAAAAAGTTACTCTTGAAAGAAAAAAGGCTAAACTGCAATGAACATCTTAATTATTGACGCAGGCAGTGTGTGCCTAGACTTTGCTCTTCGTTGTCAAGCGTATGGTCACAGTGTTAAATGCTACATCCGTAATCACGCTGATGGTACTCGTTCTCAAGTTGGTGATGGTGGTTTGATTACTCGTGTCAATGATTGGGAAGCTCACATGAATTGGGCTGACCTAATCTTTTGTACAGACAACACTAAGTACATACATCAACTAGAACGTTACCGAGACAAAGGCTACCCCATTATTGGGCCTAGCATTGACACCAATCGTTGGGAACAAGACCGGCAGCACGGTGCTGAAGTGTTTGAACGTGCTGGTATTCCAGTAATCCCATCTACAGAATTCAAAAGCTACGACGAGGCTATTGCATTTGTTATTAAGAACAACAAACGGTATGTGTCTAAACCATTAGGTGATGGAGACAAAGCTCTTAGCTATGTGTCTAAGTCTCCTGCTGATATGGTGTTTATGCTTCAGAAATGGAAAAAAACAAATGCGTACAAAGGCTCTTTTATTCTCCAAGAGTTTCATGGTGGCATTGAAATTGCAGTAGGTGGTTGGTTTGGTGCTGCTGGGTTCTCTAAGCATCTGTGCATTAACCATGAGTTTAAAAAGCTGTTAGCAGGTGATCTAGGTGTGTCTACAGGTGAAGAGGGAACCATTCTTTACTACGTAGAAGACTCTTTGCTCGCTGACAAAGTTCTTAAACCTTTGGAAGGTTACTTGCATGGTTTACGGTACACCGGCTACATTGATGTCAACTGTATTATTGATGACAAAGGTACTCCGTGGCCTCTAGAGTTCACTATGCGCCCGGGGTGGCCTTTGTTTATGATTCAACAGGCCCTGCACAAAGGTGATCCAGCTCAGTGGATGTTAGACCTCATTGATGGTAAAGACACACTACGTGTTAGCAAAGACATTGCTTGTGGTGTAGTTGTATCTATGCCCCCATACCCCCACAACAAAGGTGTGCCTCAGGATGAACATGCTGGCTATCCTATGTTTGATTTGACTGAAGAAGATGTTATTAAGAACGTTCACCTCGCTTACGTTAAGCGTGGTGTTGCTCCTGCTATGGTTGATGGTAAGGTCAAAGTTAAACACGAACAGTTTGTGACTGCTGGTAACTACGTATGTATTGTTACTGGTACAGGTGAGACTGTTGAAGATGCTCGTGATGCTTGCTACAAGACTCTTAAGAAAAAAATTAACATTCCCAACAGCATTGGCTATCGTATCGACATTGGATGCAGACTTGAAAAACAACTCCCAGAATTAAAAAAGATGGGCTATTCTGATAAGGAATATTGCGAATGCAAAGACTAACAACTCCTATTCCACAGGATAAAATAGGCGAGAGTTTTGTGTGGAGAGAGTGGTTCCAAAAACTTAGCGACAAAGTGTTTGGAGATCTAGCTACTCAAAACTCTAGCAACGTAAACATTACTGGTGGCAGCATTACAGGCATTAACTTTGGTGTTACTTCTGTTGCTAGTGGTACAGGTATTAGTGTGTCTGCTCCAATAGGAAACGTAACCATTTCTAATAGCGGTGTTACGTCTCTCATTGCTGGGGACAATATGGCTGTATCTAGTGCTACAGGTGATGTTACTGTTAGTACAATTGGAGCTAGTGGGACGTTTAAATCTGCTGATGTTCCAGCAAAAACTATCACAGTCGTAAATGGTATTATCACAAGCATTGTTTAAAAGGAACAACATGAACTTCTCTAACAACGGTATAGAAAAACTTAAAGTCCTAGAGGGCTTTCGTGCTAAACCTTATGCTGACTCTGGTGGCAAAATGACTGTTGGTTATGGTCATTTGATTGTTCCCGGTGATGGTGTGGGCGGTAGTGGTGACGTCATTACTTCTGCTAAAGCTACTGAGTTGTTAATTAATGACGTAAGCATTGCTGTCAAAGCAGTTAATGCTGCTGTTACTAAGAGCATTACTCAAAATCAATTTGATGCTTTAGTTCTTTTTGCGTACAATGTTGGTGTCACCGCCTTTAAAAACTCTACCCTGCTTAAGCTATTGAACGCTGGCGACATAAAAGGAGCTAGTGAGCAGTTCCTTAGGTGGGATAAAGTTGGCGGTGTCTCTATTAAAGGTCTTCATAACCGCCGTGTTGCAGAACAAACATTGTTCTTAACTCCGTAATTTGGGACAAATAATATGGATTGGTTAGCTCAAATTGCCCCCACTGTTGCTGCTGCACTTGGTGGGCCTTTAGCTGGTATGGCTGTGTCTGCTGTCAGCAAAGCTATTGGTTGTTCTCCAGAAGAAGTTCAAAATGTTATTAGTAGCAACAAATTAGATGCTACTCAAGTAGCTGCTATTCAACAAGCAGAGCTAGAACTTAAAAAGCAAGCTCAAGAAATGAACTTGAACTTTGCTAAGTTAGCAAATGATGATCGCAAGTCTGCTAGGGATATGCAGTCTATTACCCGTTCTTACATTCCTCCAGCTTTAGCTGTTGGTGTAACTATTGGGTTCTTTGGAATTTTGTTTGGTTTAATGTACGGACAAATCCAACATGCTCCACAGATTGACATCATGCTTGGTAGTCTTGGTACAGCTTGGACTGGCATCATTGGCTTTTATTTTGGTTCTAGTGCTTCTAGTCAAAACAAAGACAACCTCTTACACCAATCTGTGCCTGCACAATAACGTAACAAAAGTGTGTTACGTTTGAGGTCTCTACACTAGGAGCTGCTTATGCCTGCAACCGTTTCTGACCAAGAATTTATTGAAATTTGGAACACTCACAAATCTCCAGAAAAAATTTCAAAAGTTATTGGGATTGGTGTTAGAAATGTTTATAGGCGTAGAAATTCTATTGAAGAAAAACTTAATGTTAATCTTGAAACATTTAAAGAAGTAAAGACGTGGTCTCCACCAGCTCCTAAACTAGAACTAGGAATTGAAAATGGCACAGTTATTGTTTTTTCTGACGCTCATTTCTGGCCTGGGATACGGACTACTGCTTTTCAAGGCTTATTGTGGGCAATTGAAAAGTTACAACCGAAAGCAGTTATTTGCAATGGTGATGCTTTTGACGGTGCATCTATCTCTCGCCATCCACCTTTGGGATGGGTTCGTACACCCAGTGTTATTGATGAGCTAAACGCTTGCAAAGAATCTCTTGGTGAAATAACTGAAGTTACTAAGAACACTAGGCATAACGCCAAACTTGTATACACAATGGGCAATCACGATGCTCGATTTGAAATGCGTTTGGCTTCTAATGCACCACAATACGTCCAAACACCCGGCTTTAAATTATCAGATCATTTTACAGATTGGCAGTTCTGTATGCTTGTCTGGGCAACAAACGACCTAATCATTAAACATCGTTATAAAGGTGGCATCCATGCTACCCACAACAATACTGTAGGAGCTGGTAAGTCAATTGTTACTGGGCATTTGCACAGTCTAAAGGTTACTCCCTTTGCTGACTACAACGGCAATAGATTTGGGGTAGATACGGGAACGTTAGCAGAACCATACGGCCCTCAATTTGATTACTCTGAGGGTAGTCCTCTAAATCACAGGTCTGGCTTTGCAGTGTTGACTATCAAAGACGGCAAGTTGTTGTGGCCTGAGCTAGTCCACAAATGGTCTGACGGTCACATTGAGTTTCGTGGTGAAGTGATAGACGTAAGCGAGATATAAAAAAGGGGGCTTATAGCCCCCTTGTTAATTAGTCTTCTTGAGACTCTTCAATTTCTTCTTCTTCAGACTCTTCGTCCTCAGACTCTTCGTCTTCTACCAAGAGCCAATCTCCAGTCTCTTCATCTAACCAGTACCAAACATCGTACTCGGAATCATACCAGCAGAAGCATTCTGCATCTTCGTCGTAAACGTATTCTACGCCCTCTTCAAAGTGCTGAGCAATTTCTTCGGGAACAACAACATCGTCTTCAACTTCAGTGCTACCCAACATTTGTGCAATTTCTGCCAATTGAAACAAAGAAGGAGTAGAAAATTGAAAGTGACCAAACTCAGCCAAATCAACAGTAACGGTAAAAAGCATATTGTTCTCCAAAAATTAAATGCAGCAACCATTGCTGCAAAAACATCTTACACTAAATTTATTACGCAATTTCTTGTTGTAAAAAAGCAACTTTTCTAAGTTCTTTCATAGCAAAGTTTAAATCTTCTTTAAGGTGGTCTATTGCAATTTGTTGTTCTTTCATCCTTTCATTAGCTTGTTTTGCAAAGTTAATTAGGTTTTCACTGCTCCAAACAGCAAAGTCAGGTGAGTTGTTCTGGGCCATCTATTTCTTCCATAATTCGTCGTAGGTAAATTGCTTGGTCTAAACACTCCTCATAAGCGTGTTGTAACCACTCTCGTAGCACTAGTGGGTTGTCAGCCACAGTGGTTCCGTATTTTACAAGTCCTCTAGCTTGTCTCATAGCTATGTCGTTACAAACTTTTAATTCAGTCCCTATTGGTAACATCATTTTTAGTCCTCGTTGGTTTAGGGCAGTCTTGAGGAGGTACTACAACGCACCATACTGCGTCCAAATACTTGGTTTTTCCGCGATATTCCCATCGGTCAATATAGGAATCGGGGAAAGATTTCCGTAGCAACCTATTGACTGCGTTCTCGTTTGCTCCTGTTATTTCCACAATCTGTGATACCTTAAGGCCATCGGGGTTGTCCCGCAGAGCCTGTCTTACATCTGAACTATAGCTATACATTGTTCTCCCTTGCTCGGATTGCATCAACGTCTACCCAACCCAAAGAATCCGCAAGCTCCAAAATAGCCTCACGCTCATTGGCACGGACGAGTTCGGCAAACTGTGAAAACCGAATGTCATTACCAGATTCCGTGTAATCTTCCAATTCATA